GCCAATGCGGCTGAAACACTGTCAAGATCGCGGCCCGTTCCTGCGGCCACATCCATGGCCACCTTGAGCGCGTCCTGAGACTTGGCCACATCGCCTGTGACAACGATCAGGCGTTGCAGACTCGGACGCAACTGGTCGTCGGCCACTCCGCTAGCGAGGGCAAGCTGCAACACGAAGTCCTCGACGGCGGCATTCTCAGCCGCAACACCGAGATTCTCCATTGCCTTGGCAAGGGCAACCATGCTGCGCTCGTCGTCAAGGGCAGCCTGCGTTGTGTTCTTCAGGAAGTCAACGATGGTCGTGACGCTGAACACCGCGCCAATAGCGGCGCCGACGCCAAGGAACGACTTGGAAATGCTGCCCGAAAACCCAGACACCTGACGGTCAAAGTTGGAGAGATCCTGCTTTGCCTTGTTGATGCCAGCCGGGTCCCAGTCGCCATAGACGCGAACGGCAGCGCCACCACGAGCCATCAGTCGAGTCCTGCCCTTCTTGCCTCGTCAATGATCGTTTGCCGAATGCGCTCCCTTAGCGCCTCGGTCATCACCGAGTAGTACGCGGGAATGAGCGTGCGTGGGCGTGTGCGTGGGGCGGTGCCCTTGTATCGGGCGTTCATCATGTCCTTCAGATGATCACCCGATGGGGTGGACTGTCGGCTCTTGTTTCCCATCAATTCAAAGATGGCGCCGGCTGGGTTTGCCTGGACGACTTCCCACGCGATGCCAGCCTTGATGCCACGTCGCCGATAGTTGTTCTTGCGGGTCTTGAAGCCCGATGACGCTGTTCCCGCATCAAATGACAGGTCTCGACCACGCTTCGCCTCAATCCACCTGCCCCAGTTTGATACGGGGTTTCGGTTCGGTGCGATGCTCCGTGCGCTTCGTACTACATCACGGCCCGCATCTGTGATCATGCGATCAATGACACGGGCTGATTTACGGTCCCATTCATTGAGCGCATCAAAGACTTGCCGCAGACCAGTCACCTCGACATACCAGCGGCCTGAGCCCACGATCATCTCCTCTTGGAACTCTTGCGCATCTCGACGCCGCGCCAGCGCAAGTAGCGGAACATCGTGGCCAGCATTCGTGGTGACTCATTCGCAATCGCGCTGGGTGGGCACTTCCACTCATAAGACAGGTGCGCAATGAGCCAATGCGCTGACTGCTCACCCAGCGGAACTATTCCCCCAAATCACCGACACCGATCGAAGCCACCGAGTCAACCCACGGCTCAAAATCCAGCGTGGTCTCACCGGCCTTCGTCATCGTGTGCCAGGCGAGCCACATGACATGCTCTATGCGCCCATTCGTCGGGTCGCCAAACGCGGTCATGGACTTGTCAAAATGCCGTTCAAACGCGATGAGGTCGGAGGCTTTGGCCGTAACCGCGGCCTCCGACCCATCAGCGAACTCAACCTTCATGGCGATTTGCATCATTGCGCAGGCTCGCTTCCGTGCTAGGCGGTGGCGCGGGTGACGGTGCCGCTGACCGGCCAAGTGACCGACAGGGTGGCGAGGTCGCCGACCGAGGATGCAAACGGCTGGTATTGGTTGACCAGACACACCGCGGTGTACGAGGGGTTGCTGGCCGACGTGCTTGAGGAGGTCGGCTTGATGACGACCGTCGCCAGCGTGTTGAGCAGCGGCCACAGGGTCGCATCAACGCTGTTCGAACCGAAGTCCTGATGGAACTCCAGCGTGACGCTGGCCTGCTTCAGCCCGCCCACGCGAGACCGCCACTCGGTCCCGAACGCGGTGGTCTCGACGTCGTCGCTCTCAACCGTCAGCTCGACGGCAGCGAGGCTGGTAGAGAAGTTGGTGCCGTTGATCGTGATGGCGTAGTCGGTCGCCACGAACTTGGCCATGAGGGTGCCCTTTCCTGAGTTATGCGAACACCTGGACCACGAACTCCGCGGCCAGATATGTCACATCGCCGACGCTCAACGATGTGTAGTTCCGCATCTCCGTGACGCGGAGGTCTGAAATTGCCGACCCGAGAGTCCGGTTCGACTCGATAGCGGCCTTGATGCTGGCCGTCCCGGTAGTGGCGCAATATGCATCAAGGGTTGCCTGTGCGGTGCGCTCCTCAACACGGCCCACGATGCACAGCACCGAGAACTCCAGGGTGTCCAAGCCGCGCCCGAACGCCGTGTCATAGGAAATGGACTCCGGTTTGACCACGGCAATGGGTGGATTGATCTGGTCAGGCACCCACGCTGATGTGCGAAGCCCAGCGATGGTCCCAAGGTTGGTGGCGATGCCGGCCCGGATCGTGCCGATACTTGCCATCAGGCGACACCACGGAAGCGCACATACGGGGCGACGAGCTGCGCCACGTCCCCGTCAAGGTGACGGGACGTAACCCGCAGGGCTCCGAGTTCGCCATACGTGACCCCGAGCGGTGAGTCCAGGCGCTTGAAGATCCGGCACGCCTGAATGACGGCGGCCTGCGTGATGGCACTCGGCACGCTCGGCCATCCCCAATTGGCGGTGATCTTCACGCCAACCTCACCGAAGTCAAAGGGCCACAGGTAGTCACCCACGGCGCGAATCCGCGTGTAGGCCCACGGCAGCCCCTCAACCCTGCCGTTCAGCGGCTCAACCTGATAGTCGGTAGCAGTCCATGTGACCTCCCATTGAGGGGGGTCAAAGTCACTCGTCTGTATGACGAGGCCATCCGTTGAGGCGATGTCGTCAACGTGCAGCATGTAGGCGTCGTCGGCAGCGAAGTAGCGGACTGCCGAGCCGGCGCTGAAGGATCGTCCGCAATAGCCGTCGATGAGGTCTGATGCGGCTGATCCAGCCATGTTGATGAGGGAGTCATCCACCGAGTCGGTGATGCGCAGCGCGGCCTTGATCTGCGCGCTGCTGGCATACAGCGTCATGGACTCTCCTAGTTGATGCTGACTGAGGGGCCAACGAATGTGTGACCCTCAAGACCGAAGTTGACGAATGGGTTCAGGCTCATCACGCTGACGCCCTCGGCTCGCAACTGGTTGGCGACCTTTGGAAGGGTTTCCTCCCACACGCCCATGGGATTGTCGCCGGGCTGGTATTCGGCGAAGTTGCTGGCACCGTCAAGGTGTCCGCAGTCGGCGCCTACGAGGATGATGTGCCGTGCGCCAAGGTATTGAGCAAAGTGCATTGTCATGTGCAGGCTGGTCGGGCCGACGACGAGGGTGTCCGGTTGTTTGGGCCACATCTCGGCGCAGTCAAATTGGGAATACATCTGCGCGCCCGTGTTGATATAGAAGATGTTTGGCGCGTCGGGTGGGACGGGTATCGCTGCTGGGCCGCCTTGATCAATCCGAGGGGCGATCACGGGCAGGTCTGGTCGGCATTCCGCGATGTGTGCCGCATCTCGGTGATAGTGGGTGACGCTGTAAAACTCTCGCAGGCCGAGCGTCACGCCCACGTAGTTGACGCAGACGATCAGCTGGTCTTGCCAGAAGGCGCGGGGAACGTGATTCAAGCTCGCGCCAGAGGCAAGAACCCACGCGGTCTCACCTTTGCGTGAATCCCGAAACTGGGTCACGTCCGCTGGGAGGGTCAGTCCCATGACAGTTCCCGGCGCCGCCGGAGACTCCACCGGCCCTCCGTGAGATCACCGCGGAATGCCTTTGCGTGGTAGTAGTCGGCATTCGCTTGAAAGGTCAGGTCGTTGCGGTCCCGATACTTGGTGACTTGGATCGTGCTGGAGTTGTCGTGATGAACCGGGATGCCTGGCCTGCGGATCGGGAGGCCAGCCGCCTCAATGCGGCGGGCCATGTCGTTGTCCTCAAAGTACGCGGGGTGCAGCGCCTCATCGAACAGTCCAACAGCTCTGATGACGTGCTCACCGATGCTGAACGCCGACCATGGGGGAGAGGCGTGGGACAGCACCAGCGCATCCGTGCAGCCCTCACGCTCAAACGCGGCGAGCGACCTCGGCTCCCACACCACATCAAAGTTGGCGACCAGCCACCACGGGGCAAACGGGCTGGCCTTGATCCCGAGGTTCCACGACCCCGCCACCCCGAGGTTCGCCGGCATGTGGATGACTGACACGCGCTGCACATGATCATTTGTGCGGCAGTCCGAATCATTGACGACCCCACCGTTGTCAATGACGATCAGGTGCTCGACCTTGTGGTCGATGCTGTCAATCATCCGATAGAGAAGGGTTTCCCGAGTTAGGACCGGAACGATCATCACCGGGATCACAAGGACTCCACAATGGGGCGCCAATGCTTCCGATACACGAGGTCCGCGTCGTACTGCGCAGCAAAGTCAATGGCCTTCTGTGACCTGCATCGGCCCCGCAAATACGCAGCCTCAAGCGCGGCGATGATTCCCGGGATGCTCGGGATGGTCCACCACGACTTCTGTGCCGCGTCCCATACCGGCTGCCCATCAATTAGCCACCCGTCGCCCAGCAGCTCAGGCTGGGCCGTCGCATTCGTGACCGCGATGGGCGTGCCAACGGCCTGAGCCTCAATGGCCGGGATGCCGAAGCCCTCACCGAGGGAAGGCTGGAGCAGCAGGTCCATGCCCGTGTAGACGGCAGCCATGACCTCATTGGGTATGCCGAGCCGGTGCGCGTACTGGTCAACGAAGCGGATGCGGTCCTCGGGGATGCCGCAGGCTTTGGCCAGGTACAGCAGGTCAATGCCGCCCATGGCGCCCTTTGACTCGGTGTGCACATACAGCACCGCGTCGGTGCGCTGTTGACTCCACATGCCGAACGCAAGAAACGCCTCCGCGAAACCTTTGCGGTTGAGGCCGTGCTGACCGCCTTTGTTCGCTGAGTTCATGCCGATGACGAAGGCATCGGATGGAACATCCATGAACTGCCGAACAGGAACGGTCCCGTCGCGCATGGTGATTGTGTCAGTCGGAGTGAACACGCTGGTGTCAATCGCGTGTGGCGCATACTCACACGGCACGCCAGCATCCAGCAGCATCCGCTGCCCGAACTGACTCATGGCGATTGGAGTGACATTGCTGCGTCGGCACCATGCCAGCACATCCGGTGGGCACGGCTGGTGATCAACGGGAACCCATGACGCAATGCGGTCAACCATGTCCCATTGCTTGCCTTTGAACACCCATGTGTCAAAGAGCGTGATGAGAAGCGGATCAAGGTCGGGATGCTCATGCGACCATGCGGCCATGTGCGCCGGAATCACATCGTTTGAGTAGATGTCGAATCCCCGTGGGAAATGCTTCATGCCTTCCCACGACTGCACGACGCCCTCTAGGCCGTAGTTGCTGGCGATGGCAACTGAGTGCCCATCACCTGACAGGCGGCGCGTCAGTTGCGCGGTCTGCTGGCCGTAGCCCGTCGTGCTCCACGGGCTGTTGCTGCTGACCAAGATCGCCTTGCGGCTGGTCGGCTTGTCGGCGGCGGCACGTCGAGCTGGATTGCCGGATCTCTTGGCGTTTGCCATTCGCAGGTTTCCTTTGCGCAGGGGATGGGTGACCTGCCCGGGGGCCACGTCCTGCGCGCCGTGGCCCCCGAGCAGGGGTTACATCACCGGGAACTAGGCAGCGTTGCCGATGAAGTACTTGACGTGGCTCGCCTGCGGCAGACCGCCGTCAACGCGGAAGGTGGCGCGGAACGTCACCAGATCCGAGGAGAACGCGAAGTCGTCCGAGCGGTCGAGGCGGATGCCACCGACCTGGCGGACCATGTACGTCGGCAGGTGCCCTGCGATGAGGGACTTAGCCGACGTGGCCGGGTTAGCCATCGCGGGGTTCTCGATGAGCGGGAACCCGAGTACGCGATCCGGGGTGCCCTCCGCGAGAGCCGGCTGGAACACATAGTCCCCGCCCGGGCTGGTGAGCTTGCGCAGCAGCGCGATGGACTGGCCGTTGCCCATCAGGCCGAAGCCCGGCAGGCGGCGAGCCGCAGCGTCCACGCTGTACACGAGGTCCACCACGTTGTCGTAGGTGAACTTGCCGGACACGCTGGTGCCGCCGGTCACGCCCGAGCCAGCCGAAGCGACGATGCCGTTCGGCTCAACGGTGCCAGTACCCGTGGTCAGCGCGGTGTTGACCGCGTAGCCGAGGGCCTGCCCGACGTTGGTGCCGAGGTAGGACAGGATGTCCACGCCCGCGTCCTCGATCATCTCGCGGGAGACCTGCGTGAGGAACGAGTACTTGAACGCGCCGAGCGTGAGGAACGCCTGGAACGTTGGGTCGCTCTCGCCGATAGCGGACGCCTCAGAGGTCACCGAGCCGGTGCTGTAAGCGTTCGTCCGCGGGATCTGGAGGCTCTCGCCACCAGCGGTGTTGATGATCGTCGCAACCTCCAGCATGGGGCCGGTGTAGCGAGCCAGCTCCATGATGCGGTCGTAGAACGACGTCGGCACCGGGGCGCCCGTGGACGACTTGGTGACATCGCGCTTCTCAAACGTGAGCGAGCGAACCTCGCCACGAGCGAGTGAGCGGAGGGCCTCCGCGTCAGTCTGCTCGGCAACCGGCACCGAGACTGCGCGAGCCTCAGCATGAGCAGCGGTCGCCGCGGCGATCTCCTGCTCGCGCACCTCAAGGGCGCGCATGTCATCGATGATGGCCTTGCGACGATCCATGTCGGCGAACGCACGATCCACGGATTCCCGCTCGGTCGCGTCGAGGGAACGGCCCTCGGCAGCAGCGCGGTCAAGGACTTCCTTGGCCGCCTCGTATGCCTTGGCGCGCTCCTCGATCTGAGTCTTGATGTAGTCAGACACTTGTCTGCCTCTCTTTCAGATATTGGAGTGTGTTACGCAGGAGGACATGCGGTGCGGCTCCGCTACCGCGGCAACCGGCACGGCTCCGTGTCCGGTTGGTGGTGGAGGTCGCCGGAATCGAACCGGCCTTAGACCATTACCTCCTGGCGGTCACACCGCCTTGGCAAGCAGTTCCAACTTGTCGCGCAGAACATTCAGCAGATCAGCCGGGTTCTCCACCGTGTCAGCCTTCACGCGCTGCCGCTCGACCACATCCACCAGCAGGCTGGCCTGATCGTCGGTGAGTTGCCCGCCTGTCTCAAGTGCCGTGAGGGCATCGGCGAGGGCATCAGCGTCGGTGTTCGTGCGCTGGGCGAGGATCTGCGCCTTGCGGATCGTGGCGCTGGTCGCCTCATATGCGGGGAAGCCGGTGACGACGCTTACCTCACGGAGCGCGATCTCATTGAGGAACCGGCGGGAGCCGTCATCGCTCCACTCATCCCCACCGCGGGGGACATGGAAACCGAAACTCATTGAGTCCACGTCGCCGCGACGCATCAGAATGCTTAGGTCGCGGCTGTATGTCGTTTCCGGAAGGTCAGCCTCAACCCGCAGGCCACGGTTGTCCTCGGTAAGGCGAAGGGTTCCGGCTCGTGTCGAGGCAAGCACCATCGTGTCGTCATGGTTCACGAACATCTTCACCTGATTGCGGGCAGCGAGGGTGCGCTGGAACGCCCCGGGTCGAATCTGCTCAATGAACGGGAGGGGCTCGCTGTCGCTGTTGAACACCGCGGCGTACCCGCTGAACACCGCGCCGGCGCCAGCCTCACGGACCTCAAGATCCTGAACCTGCACCTGACGAACTTCAACCTTGCTCATGTTGTTCCTTTCGCCGCTAATGCGCTCGGCTTGCCGCTCCAGCCATGCGCGTGCCGGCTGTGGATTCAAAGGGTCAATGCCCCACAGGTAGTGGGCGACCGCGCCCGCCCCTGGCCACCGGGGATGGTCGGGGTCGGTGTTCTGATCGGCCTGCAAATCTGCTGCGTGGCGGGCAGCCCACGCATTTGCGCGGACCACCTTGTCGTCGGACATTTGGCCCCGCGCCATGAGGCGGGCCTCGCGGACGGTCTGCTCCGTCAGGCCATCCCCACCGAAGCCTTCACGGCGCAGGTCAAGGCCACGTTGTGCTGCGGCCCTCACGTATTGCGGGACGGTGACGGCGCGCTCACCACCGGGCTCCATGCCTTCCGCGATACTCACCGCGACCATCTGATCGATGGCAGCCTGCTTTGTCGTGTGGCAGCCGATCACTTCGCCGTCATCCTTGACGGTCGCCCAGCCCGAGCAGCCGGATGCCTGATCGGTGATGAAGTACGGCATCAGAGCATCTCCATGATGAGCAGGTCGTCCTCGTGGCGGCGGCGGCGGCGATAATTGGTGTGCGTGGCATACCGGACAGGGGCAACGCTCAGCAGGCTTCTGCCTCGGGCGATACCCGCGCTGACGCCATTGCCCGCCACGCGCCCTGTCGCGGCCCTAGCGCCGCGAACGTGGGCAACGGTGAGTGTGTGTCCGCTGACCGAGCCAAACGCCGCTACGGCGGCCTGCGGGGCGGCCCGGTAGGGACGGTGACGGCCACCGGACGGGGCCGGCGCGGGAGCCGGGGGAGTGGGCGTGGAGCCGGTTCCATTCGCCGTACCCGAACTGGTGGTGTCGCCCGTGGTACTACCACTCAGGGCTGGAGCTCCGGTTGCAGTCCCCGTACTGGCTATCGTCGAGGTGACGATGCCGGTCATCGCCGGATATCCGAACGCAGCACCGACAGCCGATGTCAGCCCGGTTACTGTGCCGGCTCGAGCCGCAAGGCCGACGACACTTCCTGCGCTTGCTGTCTCTCCTGTGGCGCTGCCGACCCGACCGGCCTGACCAGCGACTGACCCGTCGCTCGTCGTGGCGGCTTGCACGGAGCCGTTGGCCTGCCGCGTGCCGGTCGCCTGCCCAGCGCTGCCGCTCAATCCGACAACCGTGCCGGATGCCTGTCGATATCCGACAACCGCTCCGCTTGACGTTGCGGAGCCGAACACGCTGCCCGCATACCCGACCGCGCCGGTAGCCGCCCCCGTGCTGCTGCTTACGCCGCTGACATAGCCGGTTCCAGCGCCGCCAAGGACGTTCTGATCAAGGACGCCCAGGGTGGCGCTGTCAAGCGTGAACAGCCCGGGCATGAGCTATGACACAGACTCAGACAGGTTCCCGCTGCTGATCGTGTAGGTGCCGGCGCTGGAGAACGTCTGTGATGTGTCCAACTGCCGAGACCCGTAGAACGTGCCTGATGTGGATGCCGACCAATACCCGATATAGGTGATGGTGGTGGAGGCCGGGACATCAAACACGATGTTCGCGTTTGATACGGCGCTGCCGTTGCTGGCCGCAGCCCACGAGATTGATTTACGGGTGTAGGAACCGCCCGTGACCTCGCTGCTGCCAGAGGCATTCGGCTCGGCGGTATGCAGGCTCGCGTAGGCGGCGACGCCAGTCAGCCCTCCGACGAGCGCGTTCTTGCCATTTGTGTTGAGCGCCATTACTCCTCCACGACAGCGGTGATATTGCCGTGCGCGTCACGCTCTATGCGCTTGCTTCTCGCAGGCGGCTCGGGGACGTTCACGTTGACGACAGGGGCAGGCAGTCCACGGATCTGTGCTCCGATAGCTTCGGCGAACGCCTCGGGGTCAAGATCACGCACTGGGTACGCGCCCGCCGGGTCCATTGGGTCAAAATTGCTCGCGGCCTGCAACTGGACGGTCGGCAGGCCCGTGTGGTCAATCGTCGGAAGTCCGACCACATCAAGTACCTGCTGGGGCTCAAAGCCCACCTGGATGAGCCGTATCGCGTTCATCACCCGGCGGTCGGTCTCAACCAAGTTCGCGGCCGTCAGGTTCACGTTGGCCAACGGCACCCGATGCTCGTCGCCACCATCAACGGGTGACAGATCCTCCAGGCGGCGGACATCATTGATGCTGAACGCGCCCATCTGCACGGCCGTGGAATACCCGGCCATTCGGGTGGAGAAGTCGCCACGCAGCAGGCCGTCCATGTTCATGCGGTAGAACGCATCACCGGGCAGGAGGCTGGAAAGCGCGGTCTCGATCTTTGACACATACGGGCGCAGCGTGTATTGGCTGAACTGGATCGCGTTCTGCTCAACGCTGGCATAGGACATAGAGCCCGGCATGTTCATCTGGAGCATGTGCGGTGGAATGCGGAAGATCCGACACACTTCCTCAACAGCGAACTGCCGAGACTCCAGCATTTGAGCCTGCTCAGGGTCAACACCGGTCTTGACGAACTTGGACCCGCCACCCAGCACGCCGACCCGATGCGAACGGCCCAGCCCACGATGCGACGCCTCAAACACAGACTTCAGATCAAGCGCCTGCTCCTTGCTGATCATCGCTGGGGTCTCGATGATGCCCGACGTGACCGAGCCCTGGCCAAAGAACCGTGACGCAAACTCGGTCAGGGCCTGAGCCATGCCGAGCGTGTCCTTCAACTCGTCAATCCGGCTGATGCCACGCAGCGCTCCGGGCTTCTTCAGCTCGGTGATGTGGAGCATGTCCTGTCGGTCAATGACCGTGGCGTGATTGTGGACGTACTCAATCTGCCCGTCGCGGTTGCGGCGCACCTCAATCATTGTCGGGTCGAGGACGACCAGCGCCGTCGGCAGCCCAGCATTCGGCCCCGAGGTTGCCCGATACACGCGGATGAAGGCATTGCCGTCCATCAGTAGCGATATCATTATCTGCTGAACAAACTCGTCCTTGCTAGTCCCAACGTCGGGGTTGTAGACCCACTCAGGCCGGGGGCGGTACGGCACCCGCTGGCCGTCACGGCGAATGAACGTGTCAACCGGCAGAGTGGAGATCGTGTCGGATAGCAGCCGCACCGCGGCGTACACGGCGGAGACCTTCAGCGCCTTGTCCTGATCCATCGGGACTCCGCTGGGGGTGCGGAACGCGATGTCCGCACCTGAGGCATACAGCGATTGGTAGGAGATTGCCCGCTCCTCGGAGCCGAGCCCCAGCAGCCTGCCCAGCATCAGCGGCCCTTCCTAACTGATTCAAGTGCCAGGCCGACCATGAGCAGCGCGATGCCACCGACAATGAGCCCAGCGGGCAGCGCAATCAGGGCGGCGCCGGCAGTCACGCCGATCAGCCCGAGCACTTGAAGGACGCTGCCCATGAACACTCCTAAGCGATGAAGAACGGCTCAGCCTCGGTGGGCTGGTCTTGAAATGTCATGGCGCGTTCCAAGGCCATGATGGAAGCCACGGCCGCGTCAATCTTGCGCGGGCTCGACTTGGTTTCCTTGTGAATGCGCACGCCGCGGGCGTCGGACTTCAGCACCGCGTTGGACACATGACGGGTGAGTATGGGATCGCCGCTGTGGGTTATCTGGCGCTCCAGCACCATCGTGGTGAACCGCTGCGTCGCAGGCGTCATGCGCGCAGCCGACTGCGGAAACTCCGTGACCGGCAGGCCCTCAGCCGCCAGCACCTCCAGAGATCGCGCCCACAGATGCGGGTCAGCGGTGATCTCTACCACCTGCCAGCGCAGACACGCCGTTCGGACCGCCTCCTCAACATCGAGGATCGGAACGGTCCAGTCAGTCACCCCCGGTGGTCGCTCCCATACGCCAGCGAGCTGCACATGCGGGAACTCCGACACCGACACCGCGGCAAGAGCTGTGGCATCCCGCGAATAGGAGCCGTCAAGCGCGAGCACGACCCGCTCACCGTCAGGGATCTCCCGCGCCGCCTGGCACTCATCCCACGCGGCCTGCGGAAGCCATTGCCCCTGAAGCGACACCGGGCGGTTGAACCAATACCGCTCCCACTCCGCAGGAGAAGTCTGCGGGTCGTCATACGATTCCGCGATGGCCTCAAGGTTCATCCACTCAGACGCCGGCCCATAGACCTCAGCCAGCCCCGAGAGGCGGTCACGCTTCTTCGACGCATCCCAGCGAGGCGACGCCTGCCGGTGGTCAAACAGCAGGCCGGCATCAGACACACGGCCCTCAGTCACGGCCTTCGCATACTCGTGCGTGCCCTCAGCCACCGAGCCCTCACCCGGGGCATACATCGTGGTGGTCTCAAACATCCAGCCCGCAGCGACCTTGCGCTTGAGCAGGTTTCGCAGCACCACCTGATGCAGCCGCTTCAACCGCGGCAACACCCACAGGTGCGTTTCGTCAGCCACCACAAACGTGGACTTGCCGCCGTCCTTTGACGAATCAGCCGCAGACTCAGGTGTGATCTGCCCGCCCTGCGGCAACACGATCCGAGTCAACCCGACATCGATGCCGGGATAGTCAGCCTGCAACGCCTTCGACGTGGCACAGATGTAACGCACCGCGTCATACGTGTTTCCGGCCTGGCCATACTCGGTGGCAAAGCACAGCACCTCGGGGCGCTTCACCGGCTGGCCGACAGGCTCACCCTCATCAAAGACATAGCCCCACGGCGACACCTCGCCAGCCACAGCGAAATGCGAAAACCGCACCGGGCCAATCGCTTCCGCAATCGCAAGGAACGCGGCCAGCTCTGACTTCGCCCGACCCTTCGGGCGGGACATCACCGCTCGACGCACCACTCGGGAACCCGACGAGTCAACCTCGTAACACCGCAACACAAACGATGCGAACTCGTCGTCAATCAGGACCGGATCGCCCTCCACATCACCCGGCCCATGGACCAGATAATGCTCACACCAATCCAGAAGTTGAAAGCCGAGACTATGCGTTGGCGACAGCGACAAGGCGGGCCTTCCGCTCCGCATTCACCCGCGGCTCAACCTTGGCAGCAGCCACCTCATCCGAGATGTCAACCTTCAACCGCAGGCGATCCTCTGGCGAAGCGCCAAACTTCGCCACCCGCAGGCGCAGCTCCCCAGCCACGCCCGGGTTCCCCGACCACAGCTCGTTGTGCAGCAGTGCCGTGTCCAACAGAAAGTCCCAGTCCGTCGCCGTAAACGTCTGCGCCAGCGGAGACCGGCGCCACGTCGCCCACCACGCCACCGTCCGGTCATGCCACGGCATATCCGGCAAATCCGGTCCACGCAACAGACCATCATCAGCCACCCGCGTGAACTCAGCCTCACGCCGAGCCGTGTCATTCGGGCGCACTCGCTCACGCTTCGGCGCTGGACCCCTACCGGGCACAACAACTCCAGACAAACATGGACACTCCAGGGGCGCAGGAATACATTGGAGCAATGGGAATCTTCGGGGGCAAAACCAAGACCGCGACCAAACCGCGCACACTCAAAACCGGGGCCTGCATCCCGATGCAAGACGTAGACCCCGACTACCTCAACTGGGTCCGCCAAACCAAACCCGCCGACAAAACCGGACACCACGCCACAGTCCGACTTGACCTAGACGGCGACCACATCGTTGCCCGTGCCGGCGACGGCACCATCATCGGACGCATGGAACAGCAGCGCGTCCCGCTCTACCGGCGCGAGTTCCAAACCATGCTCGCCAGAGGCGAATACGGCGTCGCTCAAATCGAGGTCAGCAAAGCCGGGAACAAGGAACGCGTAGGCATTTGCATCAATTACGACGAGGCGTGCCGCGACGGCGGCATCCTTTGAGTAGCCTGTGACCCGCACACGCAACGAGAAGGGGAAC